TGCCGGTCTTGCCAGTAAGCCGATAAAAATACTGCTGGCAGACGAAGTTGACCGCTTTCCAAAAAGCGCCGGCACAGAAGGTGATCCGGTCGGCTTGGCTGCAAAACGTATGACTACATTTTGGGACAGTGTAATGGGGCTATTCTCAACACCGACTAATGCTGGAGACAGTCGAATCGAAGATGAGTATATAACAGGGACTCAGGAAGAATGGCAGCATCAATGCCCAAAATGCGAAGAGTGGCATTTAGTCACGCATCGGGATATGCATACTGACTACGACTGTTCTGTTGATAAAAAGGGAACAAGGCATGTTATCGTTAAGTCGGTTATTTGGCGTTGTCCGGATTGTGGTTTTGGCTTTACTGAGACAGAGATGCGGCAGGCGCCGCAAAAATATATTACACAAAATACTTCGGCTCTCGCAAAGGGAGTACGAAGTTTTTTTGTTAATTGCTTCGCATCGCCTTGGGTAAATTGGGCAGAAGTTATGCAGGAATGGCTCGAAGCGCAGGGAGACCCTGAGCGGGAGAAAGTTGTTGTTAATACCCGCTTTGGCGAAGCGTATGAACGTAAAGGAAACTTTGAAAGCCATGATCAGTTTATGCGTCGAAGAGAGTCTTACGGTGCAGAGCTGCCGGATGGAGTTTTGCTTTTAACTGCTGCGGTCGATGTGCAAGATAATCGTCTTGAGTATGAGATATGTGGCTGGGGGAAAGCAGAAGAATGCTGGGGTATTAAAAAAGGCGTTATCTTGGGTGTGCCAGATACAAAAGAAGTCTGGGACATGCTTGACGTACAGTTGGAAAAGGAGTATCGATTCGCATCAGGCAAAGGCCTACTTGTGGCCAGAACGTTTATCGACTCTGGCGGCCATTATACGAAAGAAGTTTATGCCTATTGCCAAAAAAATTTTGTAAAACAGCGTTTTGCTGTTAAAGGAGCATCGACACCCGGGGTTCCGCTATTGCATAGATATTCTAAAGCAACGACTGTTAGAGGCGTTACCATTCCGTTGGTTATTCTTGGTACTGATAGTGGTAAACAATATGTCATGGACAGATTATCAATTGTTTTAGCCGGGCCAAAGTATTTTCATTTCCCATTGGACGAAAGAGAAGATGCCGCTAATATTAAAATTGGCGAAACGTTAAGAAATCGCGGATATGATGAATTTTATTTTAAAGGCCTTATATCTGAAACGAAAGAGCCGCGTCGGAAAAATGGAGTATTAGTATATCAGTGGGTAAATATAGCTAAGGATAAACGTAATGAGCCGCTTGATTTGCGTGTATACAATTTAGCCTGTGTACAGAGCATTAACCCAAATTTTGAAGAATTAGAAAAGTTGATAAAAAGTTCGGATATTATCCAGGATAACCATAAACAGAATAAAAAACTGAAAAGTAAAAAAGGTAGCTTTGGCTGTATTAATAAAGGAATGAGGAGTGATTATTAGTGGCAAGTACAGTACTTAATGAACGGTTAAAGCAGTATTTATCTGCAGAACAGTCTATTTTGGTAGCAGGGCAAAGCTACAGAATTGGCAATAGAACGTTGACAAGAGCGGATCTATCAGAAATAAGAAAAGAGATAAATGATCTTGTTGCTGCAGGAGCGACTACGGATGAGGCAATGCATCCAAGAGGGCATCGAACAAAGCAAGTTATTATGCGGGATTAGAGTAATAAGATTAAAATATAAGTGAATAATTACTATATTTGACGCAGTGTTGTTAAATTGATATAATTTAAATAAGAAAAAGAACATCAAATTCAAAGAATGTTGGTGATTAAATGGCGGATGAAGGAAAAAAGAAACCGCCTGCAGACGTACTTTGTAATGACCATCCTACTAAATATGCACATCTTGGCTGGAGATTTTTATGTGCGTTGCTTTCTTGGTTTTTGTTAGGTAAAAGTATATCTGTTGGTAATGCTTTTTTTGCTTCTTTGGCTTTATTCGTAGTTCCACTTATGCTGGATTATTATAAATATGAGCCTAGAGATAAAATTAGGAAAATGTTGACATTTATTGCAAAAGGCGTCAATGGGATATTTTTAGTATGTGCTTGTTTAGGTATGTTTGGAATAGTTTCTGTTGTTGATCAAAAGAATATTTTGGTTATTCAAACATCACCTGATTTTGTATTTTCTAATGTTAATCTTGTCAGTGTACAATTTTTTTGGATATTACTTTTGTTGACTGTAATTGTATGTGCTGTTGATTGGGCAGCTAATAGAACAACGTTGGAGACCGATATTGTAAAAAGCAAGGAGGGAGATTGATATGACTAAAGAAATGTTAGTTATTGCTTTGGTTGCAGTTTATCTTTCTATTTGTTTGGGTTCGTGGTTAAAGTTGTCTTATTATGGTGTAAGGCATTATAAGATATTGGTATCGATTTTGGGACCAATATATTTGATGGTCTTAGCTACTAATGTGGCGTGGTCATATATAAAATTAAAAGAAAAAGAAGAAAAAACGAAGTTTTCATTCAAAACGAAAGCTATTTGTATGTTTAAGTTAACTATACTCAATATACAATGGTTTCCAGCATTGATGGGTTTTTTGGCAGTGGCAATATTAAAAGCTGAGAAAACAAAGAAATTAGTTAATGAAAGTGCTCAAAAAAGACAAACTCGTAGGCTTTTTGTAAAAAAGTCATATGAGTTATATGATGATTGTATGAATTATGGATGTGTGTAATTTTACACAATTTAATGAAGTGAAAAAATAAAAGCACTTAACATAAAAAGTTAAGTGCTTTCTATTTGATCATTTATAAAGTGAGTTTTGCTTTAATGTAGATTTGAACAGCTTTTTCTTGCATTTCATTCCAAGAATCAAAACAAGTATTGTTTTTGATATAATTATTCCAATCTTCATCTGGTATAGCTCGAAAATCTTCTGCTGACTTGACAACAAAAGTACTTTTATCAAGTAAATTTTGAAATGAATCGAAGTTTGTGTATTTTGTCATAAATCGCTAACTAAAGCGTCCTTATTTTAAGGGCGCTTTTTCTATATCCAAAAGGAGGTCGAAGAATGGTGAAACGTAAAAAAGCAATACCGGCTAAGGCCAGGCATCCTACTGAGGGAAATGAAAATAATAAAAAAATAATAATAGTGAACAGCGGCTATTCAGAAGGCGGCGCCAGTAGGACACGAAGTACTTTACGTGGCTATAATCCCTTGAAATCCAGTACTAAAGCAGATGTCGATGTAAATTTGGTAACTTTACGAAATCGCAGTGCAGATTTAGTATGTAACTCTCCGCTTGGTTCAAGTGCTATTAATACTTCGCGCAGCAATGTTATAGGCGCTGGTCTTAAAGTTTCGCCTAAAATAGATTATAGGTTGCTGGGATTGACTGCAGAGGAAGCTAAAGAGTGGCAGCGTCAGGCGTTTCGTGAATTTAACCTTTGGGCAAACAGCACGGCCTGTGATTTGTATCGAAAAAATAACTTTTTTGATATGCAGGATATTGCATATATGAGCTATCTTGTAGATGGTGACGGATGGGCAGCGATCAAGTATCGCAGGCCGGTACCTGATAATCCGTATTGTTTGAGAGTACAGCTTTTTGAGGCCAGTAGGGTCTGTAACCCAAACAGCAGTGGTTCGTATGGTTCTCCATCTTATTACGATGTTGAAAT